TACAGCCTTTTTAACTAAGTGTTTAAGATGTAACTTATCATACACAAAGGCTAGGTATTCCCCTAGTATCCTGGAGGCCCTTGAATCAAGTGTCGCGTAAGGAAGTGCGTCTACATCCCAAGTTGGGGCAGTCTTTGTAACAGCCCCTCTAACAGCCCTGCAAGTGGCGTATATCTGATTAACCTGGAAGTCCATAGGGTCTTTACTGGCAAATGCCAACTTCCCCGTGGATTTGTTGTATCTAATAGATTGATTGCCCTTGTAATAACTGTTATTGATAAACCATTGCCTTTCAACATGAGTGCTCCGATAGCTCTTAGACTCTTCAAACATCGCTTCGGTATGCGACAACCAGTAGGCCTCGTCGTACTTTTCCTTGCTTTCTCTCTCGGGCTTACCTACCAAGCCTCTAACGGTCTCTTTAATACCTTTTGCCATTTCTTTTTAGATAAAGTTACTCCCTCGACTTTTTCGATACACTCTACTCTTTTGATTCTTCAATATATGGTATCTCATCAACTGGTATATCGACCTCCTCAGGCTCTTCTTCGGGCTTTTCAACAGGTGCGGTCGCCATTACATACTCCCCCAAGTCCCTGCTCTTGATTAGCTTATACAAGCTCTCCCTCTCAGATCGCGATACCAGTAACAATATAATGCCAATAGCCACTAGGCCTAACACAGCAACTATTGCCACAATTAAAATCATTAAGTCCATATATAATTATATCATAATTAAAATAACTCCCCCCCATCTTCCAAAAGGTCGCCCTCCTCTTCATCCAAAAACTCTATCGGGTCTTCTCCCTCTGTGTCCTCCTGCTCCTCAATTATCCTACCATACAAGTCCAAGTTAGGATGCTCGAACCAATCAGGTCGACTCATTACTATATATCTTAAAACATCGACTAAGTCATCTTTCAACTTAAACGGCTTAGCCCTGTCACTATCAGCGTCCTCCTTCCACTTTCGCCAGTGGTAGTTCATAAGCTCCTCCTTTAACATTACACAATTTCTACCTACAAACAACCTGTTCTCCCTAAATAGCCTTGTAACCCTGTTAATACCAGCCATTACATCGTTGTTACCCGGAATAAAGCCCCATCCCTCTTCGGCCAACTGGTCGTACATACTCATTCCTGAGGTCTGTTGTGTACCCCTACTTGCTGGGTCAATGATATATGAGCTAACATCGTCTCGTTTAAGCCCATTTCGTGTAAGAATGGCTGAAAGGTGATTGCTTATCTCAACGGCTGTAAGCTGGGACTTTCGCTCTTCGTCTACTACATAAAGATTATGTTCTATATCCTCTTTCATAAGTAGTATTGCAGTTGGATGATTCCAACCTACATCTAAGCCAACAAAGAATGTATCCTGCTTGTCTCTCTCCGGAATGTTTATCACATGTTTACCCTCCTCAAAGTCAGGGTATATCAGTCCTTCAAACTTCTCAAAACTGGCTAGATACTCCTGTCTAAACATAGCCTCACTTAAATCGCCCTTAGCCTTCTCGATTAACTTTCTATCAATGTAAGGGTTCTCCTCGGTTGAATATCGCCAAGTTTCAAAGTCTTCCTGCCCTTCTATCGCAGGCTTGTAAAATCCCTCGTATACCCAGTCATAGCCCTGTGGTGTAGTTGTGATCCATGCTACCCCTCCCCTGTCTGTAAGTGCTGGATATACCACTTCCCACACCTGCCTATCCTGGAATGAAGCCTCGTCTAGCCAAAGCCAGTCCAAACCTACACCCCTTAACCTGTCCGGGTTATCACCACTTCTAAATGCCACTTCACTACCATTTACGAACTGTATCTTGTGGTCCTGCTTGTTCCAGGCCTTTATAGTGTGTACAGGAACCCAATCCATAAACATAGGGATATTGACATCCTTTAACATAGGGTATGTTGGGGCTACTATCATTCCCCTTGAGTTAGGGTAAGTATCAGCCCAGTGTAGGGCCTCTATTGTACCTGCTATGCTTTTCCCTCCACGGCGACCCGCTATGAGAGTTCTGAACCTAGCTTTAGACCTGTGAAAAGCCTTTTGATATTTATGGGGTTTGTATGTCTTCATCCTCGCTCCAGTCTACAAATATACCGGCCTTGAGTTGTTCGCCCTTTGAAGTTATATCGGCCACCTGTTTAGGGTTGCCAATTAACTGGGATATGATGTACTTATGAACATCTATACGGACCCTCTCGTCCTGAGAGTGTGTACCAATGTATATGAGTTCCTCCATGCTCTTTTTAAGCTGCTCGTTGTCCTCACAGTATAGTCTGAAAAAGTCCCTATCTATACCTGTGATAATCGCCTTGTCCTTGCTCTTTTGTACTGTTTCAGTTGTACTCATTGTTAACCTCTATGGGTTTACTATAAACTTATATCAAATTGGTCTAGCGCTTCTTCCTTCCGCCATTTTAACCACTGTCCCCTTGTGTAATTTATCGCTTCTTCTTCCTCTTACATCCCATACTCAATTATACCACATCCAGTAATTCTAACTGCCCACGATTCTTGTAATCACTCCTTATGTCGTATATCTCATCCCACATATCAAAGAACCAATCGGTATCAACTTGACCCTCTTTGAGTACCCTCTGTATGGTAGCTAGACATTCACCAAACTCACAAGCAGGAATAACCACCCCTTTCCAGTATTTAAGCATGACCCCGTCGTAATCCTTCTCTCCGAAGTAAAGTAGCGTCGGGAGGGGAGACAGTTCGGCGACCCTGTCAGGGTATATGGAGTGCCACAGTAGATATGCTCCAATTCCTTGTGAACTTGTGCAAAATCTCGCCTCTGTCTTATTCATTTGGGCAGTACTAAAGTTATCTAATCCACCATGGCCTCTCTAGTGTCCATTTAACAGTTCTCTCTAAACTACTCTCAAAATCAACTGGGGGAACCCACCCTAGACTTGACAACTTCTTACCACTCATGGCATATCTCCTGTCGTGTCCTGGCCTGTTTAAGTGGAAGTCTTGGAATACATAGTCCTTACCCTCTATCGGTTCGTCCTTACCCATAGCCTTAGCTACAAGTTTGTACATCTGTAAGTTATTCATCTCTACATCCCCTACAATGTGAACCTTGTCCTTGACTATATCGTGCTTGAGTAAGAATAAGGTTGCGTCTGCGGCGTTCCTTGCGTGTAACCAGTGTCTCCTTCCAATGTTATCAGGTGTGCCGTGTATTGTCATCTGCTTCCCGTCCTGGATAAACTGCATACACTTTGGTATCAACTTCTCAGGGTCTTGCCTTTCACCAAAGATATTCATGGTGTTAGTAATTAAATACGGCAGGTTGTAAGTAACCCCATACGCTGTTACTATCATCTCCCCGGCCGCCTTTCCTGCACTATACGGATTACTTGGGAAAAGCCTATCACCCTCTACAAAATCGTAATCCTCAGGGGCAGGGCCATATACTTCATCTGTACTAAAATACAAGAACTTCTTTAGCTTGGGCTGTTTAGTTCTGGCATACTCTAGCATTTGTACAGTGCTTCTTGAGTTGTTACAAAACACCCCTACTGGGTCACATATAGAAATGTCTACATGAGAACAGGCCGCCAAGTGGGCTACGTAGTCCACCTCCCCAATATGTTTGTGAATAGAATTAAGAGAATCATTAAGGTCGTGCCTTACAAAAGTAATTCTCTCTCTCCACTCTGGATGGTCCTCTAGTACCTCTTCTAACCTGTTAAGGTCTCCCGCCCTGTCCATCTTCACCAGGGCCACTATCTCCCAGTTGGTAGTCTTTAGTGTATGCTCTACTAGATGTGAGCCTACAAAACCTGCCGCACCTGTAATTAGGATTTTTGTTTTCCCCATGGGTTTGTTTAATAAAATTATTTAACTCCTCTAAAGTGGCCCCCATTTCCTCCAAAGTCCACTTCTTAATCTGATTTTTAACCATGTACAAGTAGGCATAATCTTCCCACCTTTTATCTTCAAGCCACTCTTTAGCCCACAAGGGGTCTTCATGAAAGCTCTCGATGCCAAACTTGTGGTGTTTAACACAAACACAGACCCCATTTCTTAAATCCCAACGGGTCGTTCTGTTTCTTCTTCCTACAATGTGATGTGAATTGAGGGTGGATCGCTTCCCGCATACCTCGCACCTGTAACCTGCCTTTATCTTAACTGCTAAACTCCAGGCGTCGTCTAGTTTCTTGCCTAACTTCGTTTTGCTCAGAGACTCCTGCTCTTTAATCTTTTGGGGCATTTTAGTTTTTCAAAAGTTATTAACTACATTACCAAACTCAATCGGACTTGTCAAGGCGTCCTGTCAAGGCGTCCTGTCAAGGCATCCTGTCAAGGCGTCCTGTCAAGTCCTAATTTCTTCATGTCCTCCCTGGAAAGTCTACGACCCTTCTGTCCCTCTTTCAATAAGCTTGGGATATACTTCTCATCTACAGCCTTGACCCCGTCCACATACTCAAAGGGTATCCCCCTAGTGGAAAGTCGCTTGTATAAGGTCATGATATGCACTCGGTTTTCGTAACTTATATCTGCAATGGTTTTCATATATCAGGGTCTAATTTTAATTTATAGTGGTTTATCAACTTCTCGTACTGGGTTTTGTAAAAGTCTGCAAACTCTTCTTTAGTCGGTTCATGCCCTAGCTTCTGCTTAGAGGCTACCCAGAGCACATCTCTTAGCCTCTTGCTAGGGCTTTTATAATTATCAATAGCATCATTCTCTGGGAGGTTCTTAATAATCTCATCCACATCCAAGTCCACTTCATTGCCTACCATTGTGTCAGTAAGTACTACAAAGCCTGTATTGCCTCGGTATGAGTCCACAATAGCAATATCACTACTGCTAACCTCGATTAAGGACTCACACCTGAGACTTACGCTTCCATCGGCTCTTCTGTTGTATGTTTTAAGTTCTATCGGTATTGTATACATTTTTCAATGACTTAATTTAACTCTAATCTATACCCTAGCACTCGCTTGCTTAAGGCCAATACTAAGGTATAGACCCACGAGGACTACCCAGACCTCATGGGCCAGTCGACTATTCCCGCGAACATTCCAGATTCTTTGCGTTTCCAAAATGCCGTAGGATGTTAAAGTGCTTCAATCTCATTCATAAACTGCTCTACACCCTTAGCCCAGTTAGTAGCATTAGGAGGACAGTAGACTGGTGCAATTTGGCCTGGTGTAACTAATCCTCTATCCTTGTACTTCTTCAAACCTGCACCTACTGTTTCAATACCCTCATCAAAGCTACTAAAATTGTACTTCCCATATCCCCACGCATTGTAGGATCTAAATAAACTCTTCCCTCCGCCACTCTCCATTGTCGCAATAGCTGGAAGCAATCTGTAATCCAATCCGTACTTGTCGGCAACTTCTACAAACTTTACTGCATGTGCCATAAGTGGTGCATTCCCTCTGTTTACTCTAAAGAACTTCTCTATCTTCACAACCCTATCATCTGTCTTATCCTCAAAGACCTCCTTTGGGACTACCTCAACTTCGCCACTAGGCTTGGTTGTTACCCTGT